CTGCCACACCACGCCGTTTTCAGAGCGCAGCCGGCGGTAGTCGTGGCCCTCGCGGTGCATCCACAGCAGCAGAGCGCCCTCCGTGGGGTTGCCTATGGGCTTGTCGCCGTCGAGCTCGGCCGTCGAGTTGGCGGCGATGGCAGCGCGCAGCAGGCCGGCGTCGGCACCCTCGGCCCACATCTCCTGCACCTGCATCTTGTTCTGCGTGAGCGTCCCCGTCTTGTCGGTGCAAATCACGGTCACGGCCCCCATCGTCTCGCAGGCATGCAGCTTGCGCACCAGGTTGTTGCTCTTGAGCATGCGCCTCATGTTTAGCGCCAGGGCCAGCGTGACGGCCATGGGCAGGCCCTCGGGCACGGCCATGACAATGAGCGTTACAGACACCATGAAATAGCGCAGCACGGTCTCGGCCATGCGCAGGTAGTCGTCGGTGTGCCACAGGCTGTTGGTCATGATGTCGTGGCCCAGGAATATTACAAAGGCAGCCACGGCCACGCCCGTGCCCACCTTGCTGATGAGCTTGGCCAGCCGGTCGAGCTGCATGTTAAGCGGCGTCTTCACCGACGTCATCTCCGTCGACTTGCGGGCCACCTTGCCAATCTCCGTGGCGTCGCCAACGGCCGTGACCACCATGCGCCCGCTGCCGTTCATCACCATCGTTGAGCGCAGGGCCATGTTGGAAGGGTAGGTGGCGCCGTCATTGCGCACGTCGGTAAACTTCGAGATGATGGGCTCGCCCGTCAGCGCCGACTCGTCAATCTGAAGGTCGGTGGCCTCGAACAGGGTGCCGTCGGCCGGCACCTCGTCGCCCACGCCGAGCAACACCACGTCGCCCACCACAACCTCGCGACGGCCAACCTCCTGCACCTTGCCGTCGCGCAACACCTTCACCGGCGACTCCTCGCCGATGGCCGTGAGCACGTCGAACTTCTTGGCAGCGTCGCGCTCAAAGTAAAAGCCGATGGTGGTGGCCAGGAAGATGGCCAGGAAGATGCCTATCACCTCTACAAACTCGTTCTCGATGATGGCCAGGGCCAGCGACACGGCCGCGGCCACGAGCAGCACCTTGATGATGGGGTCGTTGTATTTCTCCAGGTAGAGCTTCCACAGCGGTGTGCGCTTGGGAGGCGTGAGAACGTTCTCACCATGCGCGCGGCGGCTCTCCTCGGCCTGTGCCGACGATAGCCCGCGCCTGACGTTTTCCGTGATACTTTCTTTTTCCATTTATTGATATTGAGTGTTTGGTTTCTTTTTTCTTATCATGCGGCGGCCACGCCCGCAACGGCCGCGCCCGACAGCGCCGCAACCCGGCGGCAACCGCCGCCGACAGGCATAGGCATCAATCGTACATGCCCGCCGCAACGTTCCTGCATGCCCGCCGCGGCGCTTTGTTGGGCCCGGCCGACAAGGCCGCCGACGGCCCGCAAACGGCCAAATGATGGGCAAAGTTAGTTAAAAAAGGCCATACACCTAATATAAAGGCATCATATTTTAAAACTTTTTGCAAAAAACATTTGGTTATTTGATTTATTAAGTGTACCTTTGCATCCGAAATCAGAGCTAATCTGTTTCACCGGGCTTTTAGCTCAGTTGGTTAGAGCAACAGACTCATAATCTGGAGGTCCCAGGTTCAAGCCCTGGATGGCCCACCTCAATAAAAACAGGCTGAAAACCAGTGTTTTAGCGGTTTCCGCTTGAAAGTGAACATTAAAAGTGTAAGGTAACTTGCTTAAAAAAAAAGCAACGCCTTGCACTTTTTTGCTTATTGTTGCTGAATTGTGCTTGGCTTTAACTGCAAAAAAACTGCAAGTATTATGGCAACGATAAAACTTTATCTCGATACAAGGGCAAATGCTGCCGGAACTCCCGCACCTGTAAAAATAGCTCTGAATATGCACGGCGATACGGTAATGCAGTCAACGGGCATAAAAATCATGCCCGACCAATGGGATAAAAAGTCCTGCAAGGTGGTTAAACACCCACAGAAACAAATATTGAATAGCATGCTCGCCTCCCGTCTTAACGAGTGGGAAATGGCCTTGCTCAAACTCATGGAGACTGGCGAAGCCCGAAACGCTCGGTCTGCGTCAGAGCTTAAAAGAAAAATAATCGAGACCATTACCCCTAAGGACACCGAAGAGGTGGCTGGTGATTTTTTCACCCACTACATCAAATACGCTTCAAGCCGTCGCACGTCGGGAACAAGGGAGGCCTACCGCCAAACGCTCCGCCGCATGGAAGCGTTCGACAAGGACATCCGTACCCGGACGTTCGAGGACATAAACAAGCGGTGGCTTACCGACTTCGAGGCGTTCATGTCGCAAACCGCGCATTCGGCAAATGCCCGTGCGTTCCATTTCCGAAACATCCGTGCCGTTTTCAATGACGCACTTGACGAGGAAATAACAAAAGCCTATCCATTTAGGAAATTTAAGATACGAAAAGAGCCTACCGCAAAACGTTCCTTGTCTGTGGAGCAACTGCGTACACTCGCGACTTTCCCTTGCGAAGAATACCAAAAGCAATACCGTGACATCTTCATGCTGATGTTTTACCTCATTGGCGTAAATGCCGTTGACTTGTTCAAGGCAAAACGGGACGCGGTATCAGACGGCAGGTTTGAATATATACGTTCAAAAACGTATAAGCCGTACTCAATAAAGATAGAACCAGAGGCTAAAGTATTGCTCGAAAAATATAAGGGCAAAGAACATCTCATTTCGGTTATGGACACGCGCCGCGACTACAAGGCCTATCTGCACCGCATGAACGATGCCCTCAAACGTATTGGCGACGTGTCGGTGTGCAATCCGAAAGGTAAAAAGGCATACAAGCCTTTGTTTCCAAAAATCAGTCAATACTGGTGCCGCCACTCTTGGGCGACCATCGCCGCCTCTCTTGAAATACCAAAAGAGACCATTGCGGCTGCTCTTGGGCACGGTGGCAATACCGTAACCGACATTTATATCGACTTTGACCGCCGTAAGGTCGATGAAGCCAACCGCCGTGTCATTGACTGGGTGCTGTACGGGAAGAAATAGTAATTTTCAGCGAATTTCAACGAGGAGCGAATATCTTTATTCGTGTGGATACTTCTTCACCTTTGAAATTTCGGACAACGAGAGACAATAAAAAACGGCTCGGCAGAATAGCGTTGCTGACCGAGCCGTTAATGGTTTGTCCGCTCACGCGGACTTACCACAACAACGGTGCAAAGTTACACCTTTTTATCCAAAAACAATCCTCTTTACCTGAAAAACAACCTAAATAAGTTTCTTCATGATCCAGCTGACGATGCGCTTCCTGTTCGCGATGCAAAGGTAAGCAAGCAGTGCGATAGTGGCAACCCAAAAGCCGTACATCTGCGTTTTCTGCCACCATGTCAGCTCCCGTTCCACTTCCACCGTCCGAACTCTGTCTTTGTACTTGTCCTTATACACAATGCTGTCCTTTACCTGCACGGGCGTTTCCACCTCTTTTGGTATATCCTGCGGCTTTGTCTTTAAGTCGTGGTACAACGTTCCGTCGGGGTTTATCCGTGCCGTTGAAGTGGCGTAATCATTCTCCAGCTCGCTCACGCTGTCTGCCGTCGTGCGCTCCGCCGTCTGCGCTGGTATCTCTATCCGAACGGTGTCCTTTACGTAGTAGGTCTGCGTAACGACCTTTGTCAGTGTGCTGTCGTGTTGTTCCTGCGTCTCCGCCAAATGCTTGCAGGGCGAACATCCAGCAAGCAATATGGCCACGATAAAAACGTAAAGCAATGCTTTCATCATCCAACCTTTTTAATATAGTCCATAATTCCCTGAACGTGAACTGCGACGATAGCTTGTTTGCCCTCTTCACTTAAAAGATAGTCTACGTCGGCCTTGTTGTCCTGAAACAGGTTTTCGGTCAAGACGGCTGGGCACTTCGTGTCGCGACAAATGGCGAGGTTCTGCGTCCAATACGGCACTTGGTGAGCATACTCACGCACTGACAATCCCTGCCCATTTGCAGCCTTAATCAGACAACGTGCAAGTGTCTTGCTGTTGACAGATGCGTTCTTTGAAACGTATGCCGCCCATCCGTGAGCGTCATGCCATTTGCCGTCCGCTCCTGCCGCGTTGCAGTGGATGGAAACAAGCAGCACACCTTTTGAGCCGTACTTGTTCGCCCTGCGGCACCGCTCCGATAGCGGCACGTCGTATTCTTCGGGTGTAATCCTCACGGCATCTATTCCACGTGCTTTCAGCTCCGTTTCCAGTCGCCGTGCAATCTCACGGGCATAGGCGTATTCCATCAGCCTGCCGTCGGGCGACCGCTTCCCTGCTGTGTCCTGCCCGTGTCCGTTGTCAATCAATACTTTCATCTTGACCTCCTTTGTTTGTTGGTTTAACATTGTTCCTTTTCCTTTCGCTCAATGCCTTGTTTATTCCGCCTCCTGCCATGAAGCCGCCCACGCAAAGGACAAACAGCCCGAGGCTGTCTAAGTCCGTTTTCAGGTAGCCGTTGGCACATACATCGTAAATAAGGCAGAAGCAAACGCACAGCCCGATTAACGCCCCGACAATGCACGAAAGCACAAGGGAGAATGACTTGCTGCTATCAAGGCTGTCTGCCTTTATCAGGCTTTTCAGATACTCCGCTATCTTCATTTTCATCTATGTTTGTATAATACTTGTCATATTCGTGGTTGGCGAGCTTGACGAGGCGGCAATAATCCCGTGGCGGCATACGTTTCAGACATTCGTCATCGGGGCGCACACATAGGTTGTGCCGCGCCTCCATAAGTTGCAACCGTAACTCGTTGTTCTCTCGTGTAAGCTCGTTGTTGAGCTTTTCCAGCTCGTGCTTCTCGACATACAGTTTATCTACGCGCTCGTTAAGCTCACTGATTTTCTTGTCCTGCTGCTCTATGCGCTGTTTTAGGCTATCAACGAGCTGGCGCATCACGCTCATCTCCTTTTCGTCGGCTTCAAGCTCCTTTATCTCGGCTTCCGCCTGCGCCTTTCGCCTTTCAGGTTTCATAAAGAAGAGGAACTTTATCAGGCTCAGACCTCCGAGGGATGCAACAACGCTGACAATCACTTCGAGTGTTCCGTTCAATTCCATATTATGTCACAATTTTAATAGTGTCACCACTTCTGTATAGTTGTCCTTTCGTTGATGGCTTACTGTCGGGAAGAGCCAAGTCGCCGAGAATTATTCGTTTACTTGAATATCCACCCTGTATTGCAAAAAATGGTAAATCGGTTCTGTCATATCGGTAGAAGCCTATCTCATACGCTGATATATTCAACGTAGCCATAACGCTGTTGTCCGACGTGGAAAGTTCCCTCATCGTCAGTTTTGGCCTTAGAAGTCCAAAACCTATATCTTCACCCTCTATGCGCAGAACTTCGTAATCTTGCCCATTTTTGTTTGTGTACATAATGATGGTATTGTCCGCTGAATTGATGACAATCCTGTTGCCGTTCAGGGCTGTTGATATTTTGCCGATGAAGTTACCCTTAATATTAACATCGCCTGTCGTTCCGTCCAAATAGAATGTTCCGTTTTGAGACTCCATCCTGTTGTTTCGGAATATCCACCCTGCTATGTTTGCGTTCTCTGCAAGCAACAATCCTGTGGCAATGCTCTCGAACTGAGCACCGAACTCGTTCCATTTCGATGTATTCGGAGGTGCTACATTGGAAAATGTGCCTGCGTCTATTCGGGCGATGTAGTATGTTCCGCCCTGCTTTACGACATCGAGCCTGTACTGATTGCCGTAATAGGTTTTAGAGCTGTCATAAACTCCACGATACACCGCTGCCGGACTTTTTCCGTCTGCACCGTCCTTTCCGTCGTATGGTGTTATGCGTACAGGTGTAGTCCACTGCGACACAAGCTGCGTTCCTGCGCCGTTCTTTACCGCCGACGTCATCCACAAGTATTCCATAACCCCGACGCTTGGTGTAGTCGTACTCCATCCGCTTGGATTGAGTGCCGTGTTATTTAATTCAGGAGGAGTGGTCGTGCTTCCGTTCTTGGCGAAACGTAGCTCCGTGTAGTTTCCTTTATCGCCAGTGTTCCCCTTGTCTCCGTACACGCCAATAACGGCTGGCTTCGTTTGACTGTATGTTCCGTCCGTGTATGTTATCTTTTCGTAGTTCCATAGATATTTATACGTTGCAGTCAGAGTCGGAGGGGTTATACTCCACAACGTCGGACTTGTAGAATTTGAGGTACTTCGTGCGTAATACTCCATTATACTCGATATACCCCTGCCGTCCTCGCTGTACATCCCGATAATGCAAGGCTGCGTGTTCTCAACCTTTCCATCCGTGTACGTGACTTTTTCATAATTCCAAAGATAACGTTTGTCCTTTGTCGGAGTTTGCACCGTTGCAGTCCATCCACTTGTTGAAACTGTGACATCCGTGTCGCTCGAAGAAATCAAATAGAACTCCTCAACTTTCGACACACCTACGCCGTTGTCACCTTTGATTTTCCCTAAGTCTTTCCATTTGTCAGTTCCAGCCTGCCACAAATGTCCTGTACTGTCATCTATGTAGCAATCATCCTTATTGGCTTTTCTGACTGACCAACGGAAATCAGGCGCGTTTACATACGTCATTAAGGACGGTGCATTATACCCCTTCCTTGTTTCCCCGTCATAACTTTCAGAATAGTCAGAGCTGTCATCAAATATGAATAAATCATATTCATATATGTTTCCGTCACTGTTTTTTAATGCTGTATAATTAGCATAATGGCCTTTGCAGTTTCCTTTGATTGATATGCTCGTACCGTCCGCCCCTTTGTCGCCTTTCGAGCCTTGTGCCACAACCTGCCAATAGACGGAGTTTGTCGGTTCTATGCCCTTGCTTGGCGTGGAATATATGTATCGGTAAGTGGATGTGTTGCCATTGTAAGTATAGCTAACCTCATCGCCGTTGAAATACGTGTATGTATTGTTGTACACCCCACGATAACACCCGATGTAGCTTTCATCGTTTCCGCCTTGACTCTGTACGATAGTTCCCTTTATCCTTAGCTTTCCGTCGCCTTTTGAATTGAAGTCGAGCGCATCGCCGAGCTTCAGGGCGTTTGCTACCATGTCGAAATAGCTGTTTCCGTCGCCCGATACGACTCTGTCCGTTGTGATGCGCCCAGGCAGTATCTCGGAAAATCCGTACAGCGTGGCAAAACTCCTGCCGCCGTCATACTCGCTGTTCAGAATGCCAACGAGCAGGTGGTAATACCCCGTTACGGCTTCCAGCTTTATCGCCGTCTCGGACAACAAGAACTCTCCCGTCTGCGCCGTCTTGCTGACCTTTGCGTACAGGTAGTATTTCTTCGTTCCGTCATCAAGTCTTGCACTTGTGTATTCGGCAACATCCCAGTATTTATACTCTGATGCGGCGTGCGTCGAGCTGATCGTATCAATTCCCAGTGTCATGTGCTGGATGATACCTGCCGAAACATGAAGCTGTTTATTGGCTGCGTCGTATGTAACGTTGTGGGAAACGGCTACGGGGTTTGTCTTGCTGTTGACGAAACGGAACTGCAAGCTCTCATCGCCGACGAGCATCTGCATCGTCTGTATGGTTATCGGGCTTATGCTCTGCGTGAAGTTGTCAAGCAACGCATCTTCCAGCATTCCCATCGTTTCCTTTGCATCCCTGAAACGACGCTTTGTGAACTGCAATGCGTCTTGGTGGTATTCCTCGACGAGCACCTCGTTACTTTCAAGCTCTTTCAGCTTTGTTGTAAACGAACTTCCAACCGTGTTGTTCGACAACTCCAGCTCTGGGCTGTACGGCTTGTTGATGTAGTCCTTTATGCCCGTGATGCGTACTAATACGCCCTCCTTTTGGAAACGCTCGTCCGAGAACTTGATGTAGCCTCCGAGCTTTATCTTTCCGCCGATGTTGACCCAGTCCTTTTTCGACCAAATGCCGTCAAGCTCGCCCGAAAAAGTAAACTTCGTTTCTTCATTGTCAAACAGGTACTTCACGCCTTTTCGGAACATATCCCATGAAGCCCCCGACTTGCTGTTATCATCGCACACGTATGCTTTCGGCAGCATACAATGGAATACTGCATATGTGTTTCCGCCTCTTGGCGTAAACGTCTCGTTCGGCATGGTCTGCCCGTCTATTTCCTGCGGAACTATCTCAAAACGCCTGCCTGCTTTCTTAACCGTTCCGTCCGAGTTCAATATGGCTTCGTGATAATACTTTACCTCAAACTCCTTTCCTGCCAGCATACCCGACTGGAAAATGACGGTCATCGTTTCACCCTCAATCAGGCATTCTTCATAATTCAGGCTTTCGGGAATGCTGTCATCTATTATGTCGTAAAAGTTGTTTTCCTTGTCAACGACTTCAACGCTGCTAATCGTTCCTACTCGCTTCGGATAGATGTCCGAGCAGTCGAGACTATCTTCTGCAAGGCTCGTCACTTCCTTGTCAGACCGTCTAATGGAGTAGCCTAAATTGTCCGTAATGTACCATCGTGCGTTTGAGGAATTAAACCCCTCCTCATCCGAAAACTTCTCACCGTCGTAGCCAATCCTTTGCGACTTCGGCAACAAAAGCTCCGAACTCCCGTACTTGCTCGCGTCGATGTTGTCCGTTCCGCCCTGCACATATAGAATTTCAACTGGCGGCGTGTCTCCGTAGTTCTCCCTGCCTACATTCGGCTTGAATCCGTTGCCACGTCCGTATGAGAGTGGTAACGGGTTGTTCTTATTGTATTCTACCTTGTGCAGGTGTACGGTCTTTCCTACGAACTCAAACTCCGTATTCAGCGTTGAAGCCATTTGCGACAGCGCATCATAACAATATGCGTGGTTGTAGCTGATGCACACTTCGTCTCCGTCAACACACTCTCCGACTTTCCAGCCCGTGTCTCGGCGGTTCATGTTGTCGACAAACATCTGCAAGTGTTCGTGCGGCTTCGCCGTCAGGCTGAATTTCAGCCGCCCGTCAACAGGGTTGCGGAACTTCCACATCTTCGCGTCCGCCTGTCCGCTCTCCATCGTAACGGTGTACTCAAAGTTGCGGCTGTGCTTCATCTTGAACGCTTCGGGGCGTTTCAGCGTGTACCGCTCGCCCTGATAGATGCAGTATGCACCAACTGGCAGCTCCACGTGTTCCGCGAGGGAATAGTAGAGCGTGATATTGTAATCTCCCATGATGACCCTGTGGCGGTAGCTGTTATCGTCAACCTCCACTTCGAGTATCTGTTTATCCTTGTCGCTGTATATTACCATAAATCCGAGTTATTTTTGCCAAAAATCGACGAGGAGCGATTATCGCCCTCTGTCTGGTGTAAGTGCATGCCCCGTTAAAGAAAGACAACGAGAAACAACGTGACGCAATAATCCAAAGGGTGGGAGGCCGAAACCTCCCGACCCTGTCACTTCCCGCTTATTGCCCTTGCAGCTCAACGTAGATGCCCACAAGCTCGCTCAACGGGTTGTACACGGGTATCTCCGTGCCGCGTGTGCACAGGTACACCTTGCCGTCCTGCGAGTAGTACTTGCCCTGTTCCAGCTCCATATTATTGTCGTATGGGATGGGGTCTTCAAGCGTTCCTGCCGCACTCTCCACGATTTCCGTATAGAGGCTTTCCGTGCCAGTGCCAGGGCGGTACTGCTCCTGAACGGTGTGCGCTTGCAGGACTTTCCACAGCTTGCCGTCACACTGCATCTTCTCATCTTTCTTTACCTCCTTGCCGATAAGGGTGTTCCAGTCGGGGTAAACAGACTTGACGGCCAGTGCCTCGCTATCCGTGAGGGTCATCGTGTTCACGGTCATGGTCAGCAGCTTGGCGATGTCGGCCATTCTCGGTGTCGCGGCCATCATTCTTGGCGTAACGCCGCCCGTTGCTTCCTCTCCCAAATCCTTGCGCACCTGACGCTTCACTTCCGCCACATAAGACAGGTAGGCCGTGTATTCGTCCACGATGTCCGCCTCTACGTCCAATCCTTGCTGATAGGCGTTGAACTTGTTGACAAGGCCGATTTCGTCCGATGCGCTGTATTTCTCCCTGATAACGGCCTCGATTACCTTGTCAGCCGTCGTAGGCGGCCACACCGTCACTTCCTCGCACTTCCACGACGATACCTTTTCTTGCTCTGCGTTTTCTTCCGTCAGTTCGGGTACTACTTCCTCGATGTTCCAACGGTACATGAAAGAGCCGTTTCCTACTGCCTCCCAGTTGGAGGGCTTGTTGTCATAAAATGCTAACATAATACTCTTTTTTAATGATGGTTTGTAACAAATGCTTGCTGTTGCTGTGCTGCGCCCAACCGAGCCACGGTGCCACTTCCTGCTTGTACGCCTTTACTGGCAGTGTCGGCCTCCGCCTGTTCAGTCTTGCCGCCGCACGGCAAAAGTTCTTCTTTATGCTCTTGCGTATCAGCTTCTGCTTTCGGTAGAACTTGTAGCCGACATAATCCAACGCCCTGCCGCTCTTGTCGTAGCGGTTCTCTGCTATCGGGAATATCTGCCAGTTATCCTTAACCGTCAGGAGCAATGCCGCGAGCCTCGGACGTATGAAGTTCCCGAACGCCTCGCGCAACCGTTCCTTGCTGTCGCTGAAAAACACAATGTCATCGGCATACTCCGCGCTGTCCAGCCGCAGCACCTCGTTCACTTCGTGCATGAAGTAGCACAGCATGAGGTTTGCCAAATACTGGCTCAGGTAGTTGCCGATAGGCAAGCCCTCCGCGCTGTCGATTATCTCGTCAAGAAGCCATAACAGGTCTTTGTCCTTTATCTTCCGCCGCACGATGCGTTTCATCACGCCGTGGTCGATGCTCGGATAATACTTCTTGAGGTCGATTTTCAGGCAGTACAGCGGCCTGCCCTTGTACTTCCGTATAATCTTGTCAACGTGCCGCGCACAGCCCTCTATTCCTCGCTTCTTTATGCAGGAGTACGTGTTGTGCGTGAACAGCCGCGTCCATATCGGCTCCAGTACATTCATCACGGCGTGATGCACGATACGGTCGGGATAGTACGGCAACCTGTATATCAGCCGCTCCTTTGGCTCGTAAACCGTGAACACGTCGTATTCCGATGTCCTGAACGTCTTTGTCCGCAACGCCTCGTGCAGGGCTTGTATGTCCTCCTCACGGTGTCTGTCGTGTACCATCACGCCGTATGTGTGGGTTTTCCCACGGCGAGCCTTTTCATCGGCCAGCCGTAGGTTTTCCACCGAGATTATCTGTTCATATAGTCCTGCTATACGTTTCATTGCTTTGCTTTCTTATTCGGAGCGTTCGGTAGCCCATACAACAGGCGTTCCTACCAGCACCTTTCGGGTTACTTGAAATTTTCTGCCAAGGGGCAAGGCCGTTGTCCTCATATCTTTTTGGCCTTGCGGCCGCCAAAACATCTTGTAAGCATAGGTGAGAGCCGATGTGCGTATTCGAATTCGAGGGGGCGTTATTCGAGTTCGCAAAGGCGAAGCCCGCATTCGCGCCGTTATTCGCGTTACCGCCGAACAGGACACCACAAGGACAACCAACCTTTCTTTTCATCACTCAAACCAATACCTGTTGCCGTTGCCTCTCAACGTAACCCTGCGTGGGAATGCGCCGAGTTCCTTTATCTTCTTCAAGACATAAAGAATGTCGGCAGAGCCAGTGAAAAACTTTTTCGCTTCGGTGTCGGGGCTGTCCTTTTGCGGCTTAATCCTGACAAGTGTCTGCCCTTTTACACCTTTCGCCTTGCTGAAACGTGTCGGCACTTCCTCTATGAAGTCCGTAACCCAAAATGTAGTATTGACTATTTTCGATTGGGTCGTTTCATCGCAATTGAAGCTCCTGTTATTCTCGTCTCTCGGTATTTTCAGAAATGCCAACGAGCCGTCATCTTCTTTCTGTTCCATGTTCCTTAACAGTTTTTATAGCCGCCCCAGTACCGCCTTTTTGACGGGCGGTGCTGGGGACGTGCCGTGTTACGCATTTTTCGGGATAAAGCAAAGGCGAGAGCCGATGAGCGCAGACGAAATCGAGGGGGCGTAATGCGAGGCCGCAAAGGCGAAGCCCGCAGACGCGCCGTCAGACGCGCTACCGCCGAACAGGACACCACGGAGCGTAACAGACATGGGTATGTTCGTATAGTGGTAGTCGCAGAAGTATGTAGTAGAGCCGCCGCCGACAAGCTTTGGCATAATCTCTCCACCCTCTCCGAAGATTACCTCTTTCACGTAGCCCTCCGTGCGAGCCTCGTTGCCTACATGGCTGTAGCCGTCATAGTTCGTATCATTGAACTTCGACGGGTCGTGACATACAAACACCTTGCTCAAACCGTCATCGCCTGGCTCTATCTGCACATTTATTCCGTCAGTCCACTGCCATATATGGCCGAACGGATTTTCAATGCCACGGTATCGCGGTACGCTGACTTTCTTTCCTGTCTCACCGTACTCTGTCGGCATTGAATACTCGACAATGCCTGTCCTGTTTCCGAGACTGTCGGTTATTCCACACGGAATGAACGGATAGTTTCTGTTAAACGTCGTCCATTTTTCGTAGTTCAATGTCGTTACTCCGTCACCCAAGCCGCCTTGACGGTAGCCCTCCGCCGTCGGTGATGCGTTATACGCCGCTTGGCTGTTGAGCGTAGCAAACTCGATGACAAACAGCCAGTAGATGGTTTTCTGCATGTCGTATGTCATACAGTTCCATTCCGTGCTTCCACTCTTGCGCTTACGGGCGTAGCTGCGGAAGTTCGTGCGGTTGATAGATGTTGCTGGCCTGCCGAGGAATGAGCGGTATGTTCCGTCGTATTCTTCGTTGTTGTTACCGCCTCGGTACTGTGCCGTGACATTGACAACCGACGCGAGCTTCAAGTTAGTGCGGTCAACGGAAGCCTCGTAGGCAGACACATACTGCATCGGCACTTGCTCGTAGCCCGGCAATGGAAGCTCCGAGATACGCACCGTTAGCTTCGTTCCGTCCGTTGTAAACTTGCGGTAGTGAAGTGGTATTTCCACCATAACCTGACCGCGTGAGCCGTCACGGACATGGCCAGTCCAATCTCTTGGGTCGAGGTATTCTACAACTTCGCCGTTGTCGTTAAGGAGACATCCTCTGATACGTTTCTGCACAGGCAACGTCTTGTGGAGGTCTGAACTTCCTACCCTCGTACAGGTCGGGCTTGAAACGGAAGTATCGAACTCTACGCCGTAGCTGCTCTGTTCCTCGACGTATGGCAATAGGGATGCAAGTGCCGCCTTTTTACTTTCACCGTCCTCATCGAGGACTTCGCAATACAGTTTGTACGGGTTTGTTCCCGATACGTTCGGCAAGTCGCTAAGACGCTTGCCGTTTTCAAACGCCTCAATGATTTGGGCGATTTTCTCCTCTTGTTCGTCTGTCAACATAACTTTACTTGTTTAAGAATTTGAACACTGCTTTATTGTTTCTCTGTATGAATGAAACGGAGTTTTCTCCGCACTTCCTAATCTGTTTGTTCTCTTGCTGCTCATCCTGTACCGTGATGAACTTGAACACAGGCTTTCCACCTACTACCATGAACATAACAGAAGTCGCTGTATTGAGCCTGATGCCGTCGCTCCTTGCTTCGTGTTTCATAATGGAGGAGCGTATGCGCCTGCACAGCGAAATGAATATTGATACTATCATATGCCGCCCTCCACGCTTTGGCCGCTGCCCCAATAAACATCGTAGCTCTTCAACAACTCTGTATCGGGCGCGAGTTCCACAATCGCCATCGGCGACCAGTCATTGAGAGGCACAGGGGCTTCCGAACATTCCTCATCCTGATAACACTTGGCGTTGATTATCGTATCAAGTGCAGACACGTTGTTTTTCGGGCGCACATACACCGAGAACGGTACGCCGTTCGACAGCTTGAAGCCGTCCGATAAATCCGTTATTTTCCCGTGTGCTACGATGCGGCCACCGCTCATAAACTCACTTACATATCCCTTTCCCATAATTGTTAGGTTTGCTTGTTAAACGTTAATTCTAAAATCTCTCGTAAATGTCAGCGTAAGCGTGAACGCCAGCCATATTTTCCCGTTGGGATAGAAGTCTGATACTTGGCATGACTTGTAATAGCACGGAAAATCCTGTTTAAGCTCGTTGACGGTCAGCATCCTCTCTTCGGGCTGTATAAGGTCGTGCAGCAGCGCGTCGTAGTTTCGCCAAAGTTCTTCAAGCGTTTTAGCCCTCATCAGGCATTTCAGCTTTACATCCTTGCTTTTGTAGGTCACATTTTTACCGTCGTACTCCGCCCCTGAAATTGTTCCGATGTTTCGGAGCAGATTTTGCTTTACAGCTGCTGGCTTCCTGACATCCGACATAGTGCCTTGCAGAACTATAAAACCGTAGTCCGTTGTCGGTTTCCCATCAATAAGGTAGTCCGTACAGGATGGAATGTCGCTTGTCGGTGCTTGGTATTCGTAACTCTGCATCGGAAAGTCATCGGCAAACTTTATCGTAGCCGTTCCCAATGCCTTTGCTGCGTCGAGGTTTGGCGTTTGCGTCATTCGTAGCCTGTATTGCCTGCCTATGTAGGCGCAGTTGAAGTCGTGATAAGCCCCGTCCGACAACATATTGACAAATTGGGAAAAGGAGCTGAAAAGGCTTCCGAATGCGAATTTGACAGACACTTCCCGTGTGTCGAGGACTGGTGCCGAAAGGTCTGCTTCCACTCCGTCCTCTTCCTGCCAGTCGTTGCTTTCGACTGATTTTAAGGGAGGGTAGGCGACAAGCTCATTCCAGCCTCCGCTAACAACATACGCTCCGTATTGCAGGTATGCGTCGTTTCCGTCGATGTAAAGTCTGCCTATCATATTATGACTGCATTTCCCGAAGTGCTTTTTATACAACTACATCCTTGCTCCGCCTGTACACGGACAACCGCCCATTTTGTGGCGTTCACTACCGCCTTAGCTCCGTGGAGCAAGGTAATCGTGTGGCTTTGCATGGTGTCGCAGAATACCGTTGCGGAAGTGTGGCCTATAAGTATCGCCCTTTCGGGGTTTTTCAGGGTTATTGTTCCTGCGTCTATATATATGCCGTATTTCTCCACTCCGCACCCCTTGAACATCCTGAACGTTGCCATATTGGGGAAGTGGTACTTCATGCAGAACTCCAACCCCTGCGTTGACATGAACACTTCGGCAAGTTCCTCTACGGTGCGCTCCGTTCCTTTGAACATTTCACACTGGCGATATTTTTCCGCAACATTTGTTAGATGTCGGCTTTCGCATTCCTGCTGTGCCTGTTCTTTTGCGAGCCTCCATTGCGCGTATATCCTCTTTATAACCTCTTCCATAACTCACTTTATCTTTATGCCCTTTAAGGCGATGTCGTTAATCGTGTCTCTTACTTCCTTAACATGACTTTCCACGGTTTCCATCCTTGCTGACAGTCCGTCCGTATTCACCTCTATGTTAAGGACGCTTTCCAGTATTCTGTTCGAGGTTGCCACAAGCAGTTTCGTATTCTCGCTGATGGAGTATGTATGCCCCTGTATAGCCGTCGCACGACCGTTAAGCTCATCCACACTTTCCTGCGATGCGTTTATGCCGCTTTTGCTGGATGCCTCGCGTGTTTCTTCCGTTGCCGTATTCATCATTTCCTTGACGCTTTCGGGCAATGAGTTCCAGATGTCAATCCACTGCTCGCCAACCTGTGTCAAATCGGCTTCCAAACCTCCGAGGCTATCCATGACGCTTTGCATTCCTGCAAATTGCCCGTTCGGGAACCATTTATCCTTGTATTTGTCGAACACATCGCCGATAAGCGGCTCAATCCACCTTTGCACAACCATGCGGCGCATAACGTCCGCCACAATGTCTTTGACTTTGTCGCCCCACGCTTCCGCATAGTCCTCTCCGTTTTGGAACGCCTCGAAAAATGCGTCGGAAAGTTCCTCTGCTATTTCGGAATAAGAGCCACCCATTATGTCCTCTACAAGGCTGTTTACAAGCTCTTCCATTTCCGCCCCGAGTTCCTGTATCTTCTGCTTCCATTCCTGTATCTGACCGTTGTTCGGGTCTTTCTTATCCCTTTCCGTGTCTATCTGCTGCTGGATGAGTATCATTTGCTGGGCGTAGTTTTCAAGCTGCTTGCCTGCTTGGTCGTACTGCATGTTTCCCTCTCCGATGAACTTATTGGCCGTGTATGATACGTTGGCGTATGCCTTTACCAACTTTTCTACGGATTTCTCGTTTATCTCCGACTGGTGACGCATTGCCACCAGTTTGTTGAAAAACGCATTGTTGAACTTGTTAGAAGCCGTATATAATTCTATCACTTCGTCCGTGGTTTCCGAAATGACCTCTTTCAGCTTGTCTATCGCATTAAATGAGTTGTTCTGCAACTGTATCACTTCGGCGTTGTCAAGTTCCCATTGCAACTGGTCTATGCGGTCTTGCAGTGCCTCGATTTCCTCCTGCTTTTCATCGTCATCATTGAACAAGCTGACAATCTTTGTCGCAATCTGCATCGCGGCTGTTACGATGGTGAGGATTACGGATGCTTTCTCAACGGTCTGTATCGCCTTTGACGCTGCTGTGGCCGCGCCTCCTATACTTGTGGTAGTCGCTTGTGTCAACTGCATTATGCCGTTAATCATGGAGAGCGCGGATGATGTTATTTCCCCTGCGGCCTGTATGATTTCCCCTGCAACACCGCCGATAGTCTTACCGATGTCCTCAAACTGCTTTTCGCATTCGTTGAGTGTCTTGTACAAATCTTCCCATTCTTTTATGCTGCGTTTGTCGGGGTTTAAGTTCTCTTTCGCCTTTGCTTCTGCAACCTTATTCTTGGCCGTTGTCACTTTTGCACGTGCGGTTGCAAGCTGCTGTCCGTCAGCACCATCTTTTTTCGCCTTGTCAAGTTCCGCTTCCGCCTGTTCGAGTATGGCCATGAGCTGTTCGAGCGTGAGGTTTGCTATCTCGTTGCACCATGCCTTGTATGTTTCCTCACGCTGCGCAAACTGCTCGTCAACGGCTTCCAACGCCTGTTCCTGCTGATAGTTCAGTTCGTCAACATTCCCCTGCGAGACTCCGTCTTTGAGCTTGTCGTTCCCGTTTTCATCCTTTAGACGTTCGCCTTTATCGTCATGCTCGTACAGTGCCTCTATCTTCTTTTGGTATTCCTCTGCGATTTGCGCCCTGCGCTGCTCGTAAGTCAAGCTGTCCTGAAGCATAGCACTTAGAGCCTCCTTATTGCTCCTGACTCTGCTTTCATCGGCCAGCCGCTGATATTCTTCCAGTTGGTCTCTCTGTTCGGGGGTGAGGTCTGCCACGGTAAGGTTGAGAGAGGCGCGGTAAGCTATCGTTTCCGCTTTTGTCGCTTTTGGGTGTTCGTTCTGCCACTCCAAAACCTTTGCATCAGCGAGAGCGTCTATCATGTCCTGCTCGCGCTTTTTGTTCTCGGCAATTAGGCGATCGTAGTTGAGCTTGATTTGCTCTTTCTGTTTCTCGTACCCATCATCCATATTGTCGATTTGACGTTGCCGTATTTCCAGCTCCGCTTCCGCATTGGCGGCGATGACGGCATTTTTGTAATCGTCAATTTTCTGTGTCCGCTCTGCGGTTTGGTCTTCAACTCGTTCAACATCCCTTTGCTGCCTTGCACCTGACCTCGTCTGCTTTGACACACTGTAACTGTCAATATGGCTCTGTGCGTTTGCAATGTTCTTGCGTATCTCTGCGGCTTTCTTGGTTTTAAGCTCGGCTGCTGTCATTGCGTCAAGTAGTCCTTGCTGCTTTTTGAGATACTTTTCCCAATAGGCTTTGTTCTTTACAACCTCTTTTGTTTCGTCATTTGTCTGCTTTGTTTCGTGGGCAGTGCCAAATCTACGCTCCGCCTCCTGCATGGTGTCGTTGTATATCTTTCGAGCTTTTGCCGCTTCGCCGAGGATTTCTTTGAGTTCGTTTGTAGTGTAGGTGTATGAGCCAATACCCGTCATCGGGTCGCCAGCGATGTAGTGCGTCCTGTCAAACTTCTTGGCAAAATTCTCCTTAACTTTTACGCCCTGCCTGCCCTCCAATATCGGCACAAGTTGTGCATAATAGTCCTCAACGAGGCTCATGCCCTGTTTGTTCTTTCTGTTGCCATACTGCTTTTTCAGAAACTCGTATAGTTTATCTTTTTGCTCTGCCTCTGTTTCCGCATATGTGTCTGCGGCTTCCTGTGTGGATTTCTCCAATGCACGTGCCTTTGCCGCCGCTATGGCTGCGTCTTTTACTGCATTGTATGCTGCCGCCACATCTTCGAGCGAACGCACCTCGGTACTAAGCCCCTCCAAGTATTTTCCGTACTGGTCGATGATGGCTTTCTTTGCGGCTTCGTATTCGTTCGTGCCTTTCTTTGCAGCTTGTAGTCGGGCAAAAAGTGCATCAATCTGAACACGCTCGGAAGCAACGGACTTGTTCATTTCATTTGTCGCATCATTTAGCCTCTGCTGCGCCTTTTCCGCATCCGTTTGATACGTCACGAGTTTGTATATCCCATATCCAAGCGCGACTACGCCAGCAAGAGCCAATGCCCACGGGTTGGCCATTATAACGGCGTTTAGTCGTGCAGCAACTGCTGTAAGCCTTGTTTTTGCCACGGATAGAACTCCCGTTGCGGTGGCATTTGCAGCCTGTGCCGCCGTATTGGCTACCGTTTCAACCGTGTTTGCACGGCGAACGGTGCTGTCGAGCAATGCCGCCTTGCTGCTCACCTGACGGGCTGCGGTATTCCTTGCTTTTGAAGCTGTATTGAGGTTTTCTTCCGCAGTTTCTAATGCGGTCTGCGCCTTTGCTATCTTCTTCGATGTGGTTTCGTCAACCGTCGCCGCCATTTCCTTGCGGATGGCCACGATGTTTCGGCTGTGTTGGACTTCTTCGGCTCTTGCCGCAACGAGCTTTTCATTGATGGCCGCAATTTCCCTATTCTTTGCCGCAACAATCTCGTTTGAAGCCTGCGCCTCTTTCAACGCCCGTGCCTGTGCTATGGCTGCGTCTTTCTGCTCCTGCAACTTCTGTACACGTAAGGCTGCACGGCTCTGTGCCTCGCTCTCTATGGCGATGCGTTTCTGCGCCGATGCCGCCTGTTCCGATGCGGCCTCCTGTATCACGGCTTCCAGTTCCGCCCTTTTGGCGGCGACATTCTCTGCCGCTGCGGCCTTTGCCGCCTCTGCTGCCGTCAGTCGTTCACGGGCTGCGTTCAGCTCTGCTTGCGTCGTTACTGCAAGCTGCGTCTGACGCTCCATCTCTGCGGTAATCTCCGCTTTGACGGCTGTGTAGTACGCCTCCGATGTCTTGGCAAGATTGAGCTTGGATATTTTCGCCTTTTGTTCTGCTGTCATAACGGCGTACAACTGCGCCGCCTCCTCCGTATGCCTCACGGTCTTTACCGTGTTCTGTACGGCTGCTGTTGCCAATACGGCTGCTTTGTACGCCCCGTATGTGGTTATTACGGCCAACAACGCTTCACCGACCTCTCGCCAGTGTTCTACAAGTGTTGAAGCAAGGCTTATGCTTTCAGATATTACGCCCTCAGTAGACTTGCCTATCTCGTTAAACATCTGCTCGAAGCCGTCCTGCAAATTGGATAACTGGCCTGTAATGGTTTTGCTCTGCGCCTCCATGAGGCCACCGAACTTTCCGCCCTCGTTTGTAAGGTTGATGATGGCCTGCTGCACTTCGGGAAAACCTACCTTTCCCTCCTCAACCATCTTTTTGATTTCCTCTTTCGCCACGCCAAACTGCTTTGCCAGCTCGTCAGCCAAAGGAATGCCACGGCCTAAGAACTGGTTGAGGTCGGCTGTATATAACCTCCCTTGCGTCATCGTCGTTCCGTAAAGATACGCGAGGTCGCCAATAGGAATGGAAAGGCCAGCGCAGATGTCGCCTAAACGTATCAGCGTCTCGTTTACCTTGTCTGCTTCCACTCCGTATGCGAGCAACTGACGCGCCGCGTTGGAAATGTCCGTTACGCCGAACGGCGTAGTGGCTGCTGTATGTATCAACTGCGACATCAGGTTTTCCGCAACTCCAGCATCGCCAGTCAGCACCTTAAAAGCCGCTTCAAGCTGTTGGAACTCTCCACGGACGTTGGCAACCTGTGTGATAAAATCCTTTACTTTGGAAACGGCGAACACACCAGCGACAGACGCGCCTATCTTCTTCATGGCCTCGTCTATCCTGTCGCCCTCCTGTTCGGCAGACGTTCCTATCCCTTGCAGGATGTTCCGCGCTTCCGCTGCTTCCGCACGTAACTGGCTGTTGTCAAGCCCTGTGCCGTAGTATATGCGTCCGTTATCGTTTTCCATCAGTCTATGCTATCAAAAAATTGCCTAACCTTTTCCTTGTTCCGTGGGTCATCGGCCTTGATGAACTCCTCTTTTCTTGGTTTCCTGCTTCTTCCGCCCGTGCCTTTGTCTTTCGTGTGGTATGACGGCAATACAGCTCCATACATTACCATGTTGGCGTAGCTCATATCGTAAAGCACGTAATCAATCGGAAGCCCGTATGCCTTGACCGTTCCTGCGACTATACCCCAGATGCTGTCGCTCCAGTTTCCACTTTCGTCGGTCGCAGAAGATTTATCTCTATCAGGAAAGTGGTAAGCCCGAAAAAATCCCCTATCTCCATTTTGTGGAGCAATGCCCCGACAATCATGTTGAGCGTTTTCGGCGAATAAGTGTATAGAAGTTCCTGTGCAAGTTCGGCCTTTCGGTCGATTATCCGCTCTTCCTCTACCCATTTGTAGCGTTTGAAAAGCCCCCATAGGTAGCGTTTCTCGCGTTTCTCGCGCACTTTCTTAACCTCCGTAAGGTTTCTCGCGCCAAGTATCATTATTGCCGCCACTTCGCCTAACGCCTTGCAGTCCTTTGCAATCGAAAGGCTTTCTTCAACTACCTTTTGTGGGTCGAGTACGGTTTTGGGCATACGGGAAACGGCCTCGGATGCAAGTATCAATGTTGCCGTGGTCGGAGGTGCTATCTCGTATGTCCTTTCGCCTATTGTTATCTCACCAGCCTTTTGCAGAATGGTGTCGGCTACTTTCTCTTCAATTGTCTTTCTCTCCATTTCGGGTAAATTATAATTGTAGGGAGTGCGGACTTGAACCGCTTTCGAGCCATCGGTGTAATTCCGACCTCTCTCCCCCAGCACAAGGTGCTTTATCCACCTCAATGCAGATGTACGTTAAGGTTGTTGAACCTAAAAGCCCCGTTTTGGGTAAGGCGTATAGACTGGGGGCTTATCAACCTTACGCCCCCAGTCAGTCCGACACTGATTTCGTGTATGGCTTGACGGTCTTTCCTGATGCAGGCTTCAAGCAACGTACAACATAATGCCGCATCTTTCCATCCGCCGTAGTGAAGCTGTCCTCAACACGTATAATCGACCTGTCGATTTGGAAGCCTTCACACTCCTCATCTTCGGGTGTGTAACGTATTGCGTACTCGCCTGATATTACGCCGTCGTTGTCCTCGAAAGGTGCGTCTACGCCTTTCTTGACAAACAAGTCGAACTCCAACTGGTATGTATTCTTCGCATACCTTACGTCAACGAGCGTTCCGCCCTCTTCAAGAGCGGTCGTTTCCGTTCCTGCCGTGGTTGTCAGGTTGATAGTTCCGTCTTTCGGGATGTCGAATGCTTGCCAAGAAGACCCAGGCTTTCCGCCAGTGGACTTCGACCATTCCATTACGCCCATACCCCATGATAATACTGACATAGCTTTATGGATTTAATTGTTAATTTTTTATTTAATTCTCACTGTGCGTAATCGTCGCCGAAATACTTGTACTTCAAGCAAACGACTACATAATGTTGGTTTATGTCCTCTGCCTCCTCTGTGCAGATTGTCTGCTGTAGCTTGAAATAATAGCATGACACCGCAGTTGTAAGGCCGTCTACCCACTGCTGCGCGAGGCGTTCCACTTCTTCCAGCCTTTGCCCATCCTCATCCCAAACTCCGTTTCCGTATGGGTCTGTGTCGGGTACATAGATATGCACTGTAACAACCCCTGTTTGGATTTGGTCGGCAAGTCCTGCCGTGAATATCACGACCGCATCCTCTTTGCGGCTGTCGCGTGGCCTCATGCCCTTTCGATAGACCTCGCCCGTTATCTGTTCGTGCAGGGTGCTATCCATCAACAGGCGGTAAATGTCGCCTTGTATCTGCTTCGATGTCTTTGCCATTCTTTTACTTTAATCCGAGTTGCTTCAACATATACGGAACAATGCGGTCTGCCGTAAGTTCCGAGCTGTCGAGGACATCATACCCCCTGTTCTTGACGTGTACGGCATAGTCCATCCCTGCAACCACTATCAGGCAGATGCCTTTTGGGAAACGTCTTACAAGCTGCTTTGCGAACGCTGCACCCTGCTTCGACCCATCCCCACCTTTCTTTACGGTTTCAAAGTCACTTTGATTGACTATCCTGCCATCAACGGTTACAACGTAGCCTATGCTGCTGCGTAGGTTTCCCGTTTGGTCTTTGTAGGAATTGGTGGAACGGGCGACATTCAAACATAATTCACCACAGTACGTAAGCGTCCGTATCACGGCCTGTTCAAGACCTTTCAATTTCTGCTCCGTGTATCTGTCGATTTCCGACATCGGGGTTATCTGTCTGATAGGCATACTTCGTTCCTCCTATACAAATATCCTCAACTGGCAAACTGCCTCCAACGGCTCTATCTGCATGATGGAAAACTCCCCAAGCTCCTTTCCTGCCAAGTCTTTCAGCCTAACCTGTTCAACGCCCTCAAACGGCTGCTCCTCAATCAATATCGAGAAATGCGCCACGGTGAAATGTTCACCGTTTACCTTTCCGAGCTTGTCGTATTTGTTGGCCGTCCACTGGCATGGTATCGGGTCGCTCCACGAAAATGTCGGGTCTTTGGCGTAGCCCGTTTCGGGGTCTATGCCGCCACCCGTCTTTTCTTTTGCCTCGATAGTGCCGTTTGGAATAATCATATCCTATTGTCTTTGTAGCCATAAATCGGTTTCGGCGTTCCCGTTTCATCCGCCGCGTCGTATTCCCCATACAAGCTATTGGCGCGGTTGCGGAACTGCTTGCGCTGCTCGTCTGTAAAGGAATAGTTCTGCCCACCCTGCGAAACGTCGGGTGCTATTGAGAGCCACAGCAGCAAGTCTGCAATGGCAAGGTTGAACGCCTTGCTTTTCAATACTTCCAGCGTAGCTTCTGCGGTAAGCTCCAATCCCCTTTTGTCCGAAACGGTCGTTATAGTCCGCAACGGAATGGGGTATGCGCTTATGCCTCTCAGTGCTTCAAGAACGGTCTGTGCCATATCACATCATTTCTTTACTCCCAGTCCTTAGCGTCCGTGCGCACGTAGAGGTTGCGGTAGGCCGTATCGAATACGGGTACTGCATCCGCCTGCCCAATCGTCACTTCGCTCTTTGGCTCGATGGTGCCATACTTCTTAATGACGGTGTGTGCGCGTTCCGCACGCAGGATGAGTTCGTCATTCTCCTGCAATACGTCGTACTGCGTAGTTCCCAGTCGCTCCGTTTCCGAGATTATCATACGGCTGTTCTCGAACGGGTTGCCCGATGTCTGCGTTCCGTCCGTGAACTCGCGCGTGATGTCTTGGTCGATGACCCTAAGCTGAATGCCGTTGAGCCATGCCTGACGTGCGAGCATGGAGTTAATCTGCGTGAGGTCGGGTGTCTGCGATATGCCCAGTGCGTTTGACGCAAACGAGGCACAAGCCTTGATAATCTGGTCTGCCGAAGCAATCTTGTATAGCTCGTCGAGGTTGATGAACGCGAACTTCGGGTTAAGACCCTTTGACTTCGCGAGGTTGATGAACGTGCGTAAGTCACCGATGATGTCAGCCGTGGCTTTGTTGTTCCAGTCAACGGTTGTCTTGACTTTCATTTCGGGGTCAACGTCGTAGTCCAAATCAAACTCGTTGGCGTAGGTTGCGTTAGTCGTTGTCGTGAACCCCAGCTTTGCCGCGTTGGATGCGAGCTTCCATGCGATGAACTCCAGCTCCGACTGAACGCCGATAAAACAGAAGTCCACATCTTCGCCCCAGTACTGCACGAGCTTCGTAGCGTCATCGTCCTGTGCGAATGCGAGCGCGGTCTGATACTCCTTTATCTCCGAGCGGCTCAGCTCACGCGAAATGCTGATAAACGGGATGTCGCCCTTTGCGCTCTCGAATATCGGACGCCGCTTGCGGAGTATCGTGCCATTGTCAGAGTGCAGGTCTGCGGCAACATTCTTTTTGGCCAGCTGGTTGCTCAACGTGCGCCAAATGAAGCCGTTGACTTTCTTCACAGGGAAGTACGTGCCGAACGTGAATGGCTTCGCGTCCGCCGTGTTCAACCGCGCCTGCACCATCTGCTGTGTAAGCCCATGAATGAGCGTGTTTACTATTGTTCCTGCCATGATGATAGCGTTTTACGTTAATAATTGATGATGCCTTTCAGGTGTTCCGCGATGCAGTCAGGCAGCGGATTGCCCTTTGTAACGGCCATGAGCCATGCGTCGGTGTCGATGTTGCCGCCCTTTTCCACCACCTTGCCTGTTCCGACAATGGTCTGCGGAACGTACTTCAACGCCGACGATGTGTCTGCCGACTGCGCGGCTGCTTCAATGATGAAGCCGTCCTTAGCGACAGCACCGATGGCCGTGCCTATCGTAATCGTGTCGTAGGTCTTGCTCGACGTGGTGTCTATCGCCGTGATAGCATACGCCTTTCCGCCAACATCCGACATGATGAAATTGCCGACGGCGAAATTGTGAAATTTGGCGACCTTGATTTGAGTATCGCTTGCTCCGACTTGCGCAACTACCTGTGCAATCTTGACTACGTGGCAGATGCCCTTTTCGTCGGCTGCGCTCAAAACTGCGCCCTCACGGATATAGTCGCCGCCAAGGTCGGAAGAATAGACAGACACGCCGCCCCTGATGTCGGCGACCTTGTGCATGATAACGCGAGGCGTTCTTGTGTCTCGGTTTCTTTTCACTGTCATTCCCATCTTTCTATGGTTTTGAATTGTTAGACATTAGAACGGCTGTCCGTCCGAGGTCGGCTTGCTGTCGCGGTGTGCGATAGCTGCTTCCTGCTCTTTGGTCAATGTTCCGTCCTGATTACCCTGATTGCCCGTTGCGGACGGGCGACCGAATACAGCCCCTCTCTGCGCCGTCGATTTCACTATGCCGTCAACTTCCTTTGTAATATCACCAATCAGGGTGTTAAACTCATCATCGGTGATGTTGTCAACAGGCGTGCGCTCGTAGGCTTTCCGCAGGTTTTCGGGAAGTTTCCCTATTACCTCGTTGAGTTGCTGTTTGCGTGTCGAGGTCGTACGCTCCGTTTCCATCTTGGCTATCCGCTCGCTCAACGCCTTGTTGGTGTCAATGAGCGTCTTTGCCCATGCTGGAACTTGCTCTGCTCCCTCTCCTGCGCCTTTTTTCTGCTCGGTTTCAGTACCATGCTCTCCGCCTGTACCGCCTCCGTTTTCGAGCTTTACGCCGTCTTTCAGGCCGTATTTCTGCTCGTAGTTCTGTACTGCTGTGTGCTGCGCTTCTGTCGCACGACTATCACCGTAGCTTTCGATGATGTCGATAATCTCCTGCGTCACCCCTGCAACGGCAGTTGTAACCTGTTCGGCAGTCGTTACAGTCTTGGCGAGCTTGTCGGCAATCCTGTTCAGTACGTTGGCGTTGACCCCCGGAAACTTGGCTTTCAACGCATCGAATAACTCTTTTCTCATAATGTCAACTAATTAGTTTATGCAAAGATAACGGATTTCCGCTTAAAATGATTATGTTATAAGCGAAATTTGCAATTTTTATTTTGATGTTTCCACTTTTAAAATCTGTCGATTATGCGACAATCAACAAAAAAGTTTAGAAAAAACTGCGAATTTATTTTGTTATTTGAAAATAACGCATTACCTTTGCGGTGTGATTACGAGATAATCACTTTCACAACAACAAAAAAATAGAGCTGATATGAAAAAGAATAGCGTTTTAAATTACACAACAAGTTGCATCAACCGCAACTTCCGTATTAAGGTTTACGGCGTTGACAACGAGGGTCGTAAAATTAACAAGCTCGTCGGTGTCGCTGGTATTGTCGCCCTCGTCGGTGTTGACATGCTGAACAAGCTGCTCAAACGCGCTTTCAACTGCCTGCTAGACAAATGTGTCTGCAAGCTCCGTCGCGGTCTTCAAGTTTCGTTTTACGTCAAATAATCAGGAGGAATAATTATGAAAGCATTTAGAACACTCCCAAAGGTTTCAAGAGAACGCGCGATACAAATCGCCGCCAACCACAACTGCGTTTCCAAGGAAATCGCAATGAAGTACACCGACAGCGAGCTGAAAGAAGTCCTGCGGCAGTTAAACCTTAAAGCAAATTTTTAAGGTTATGGAAACTGATATGACAAAATACATCCAGCGCATACGGGAAAAACATCCTGACGCTGTTATCCTGTTCCGCCGTGGCGACTTTTACACCATGCTCGAAAAGGATGCGCACATCGCCCATTCTGTCCTTGGCTTGCAAGTTGAGCCACTGACAATAATTGGCAGGGCTTCTTTTGTGACTTCGAGCTTTCGTTTCTGTGAGCTTGATTACTTCCTGCCGAAACTCGTTCGTGCAGGCTTCCGCGTTGCAATCTGTGATTTACCGAATGTTTAATTATTAAATACCACAACAACAATGA